CTCGGCGTTGAATACCGTGTACGCTTTTAGAAACGGTATCACCTTGGTCTCGGTCTCTCCGGCGGCGTTGGTCTCGTCTTTTAGCACCTTGTTCGCGTAAACGATCTGCGTGCCGGTCTCTCCTTTGCGAACATGCGCGCCATACTCGCGCGCTTGCTGGAACGTCATCCAGGTGTGATGACGGTAGCCCATCTTGTCGGCTTGCGCCCATAAAATCAGAATGTTGATCCCGCGATAGCTTTGTCCGTTGTGGCGGCGAGGCAGCACGGGCAGGCGCATTGTGCCATCGCTGCGCCATGGTTTGCACCATGGCAGAGTCCCGCTCTCAAGCTCTCTTACGATTGCGTCCGTGATGTTTTGGCAAACGTCTTTTGAAATGGCCATTTTGTCTTTGTCCTGTCCTGTTGAACCGTCGGCGAGATTGCCAATGGTGGCGGCATAGCCTCCATGAAGCCGGGCGGTTGTCCAAGCCGCCCGGCTGTTGGGGGTTACGCTATCCCCATTTAGCGGCTTCATACTCGGGGAGGGCGTGAACGATCTCCTTCGTGAACGTTTTGATATAGGCGCGCAATTCGTCAAGCAGCGGGTCGCCTTTGGTGGCGTCTTCGCTGCATTGGTATTCCAAGCATTGCAGGTGTTTTAAAGCCTGGCACTTGGCGGCTAAGTCTTGGAGAAAATCATTGTGGCCAAAATTGTAGGTCTCGGGGTCCACAAGGTCGGGCTTGTCCTGCCGATACCGGCCGGCCACGGCGCGAACATTCAAGTCCAAAAGTTTGCGGCCGATTTTGGTCCAGTTGCGGGAGTCGAAAACTTCCAGCCCGGCGAAGGTGCGGCGCTCATGCTCATAGCGATGGCGCATCGCTATCGCGCGGACGCAATGATCTATGACCATTGGCGAAACAACGAAGGCGCTCATATCGCCACCCCCGCCGCAAAGCTCTTGACGCAATCGGCCGCCGTGACGGCCAGCGGCGTCCAGATGACGGTCGCGATGAGCCAAAATTGCAGCGCGGGGGCTACGGTTTTAAGAAGTGTGTTCATTATCCTGTGTCCTGTCTTGTCCTGGTTGTGAAGCCCGGCGGGATTGCCGGGGTGTGTCATGAATATTCGTTACATCCTGGCTTTGTCAATCTTTTTTAGCGATATGGTTCGCCATTGCGGCACGGTAACAAGGTTTTGAAGTGCTGCCACATGCGCGGCGTAGTCCAGCACGGGCGCGGGTGTGGGGCGCTCTCCAGCGCACCATTTGCGCACCATGTCGGCGCTTGCGTCCAGCCGGTGGGCGAGCGTGGCTTGACTCCAGCCGATTTGAGTGAGGAGGGCGGCGAGGGGGGAGTCAGGCATAACGGCGCTCCTCCGCCTGCTCGGCGCGGCGCATCGCGCGATATTCGGCGCGCACCACGCGCAACAGGTCGGCGGGGTCGGTTGCGCGTAGAGTCGCGCCGATATAAGCAAGCCGTGCGCAAACTTGGCGGCTTTGGCCGTTGCCTTCCATCTCCCGCACATAACCTCCGCTCCAGGGCACGAAAAAAGTGCGCGCGATGCGCTGCCCGGTCATCACGCAATCGTAATGCAGATGCACATAATTGTGGTCGGCTGTGATCGTGGTTCGCATTGTCCTATCTCCTGTGATCCACCCGGCGGAATTGCCGGAGGTGAAGGGCTAGCCTTCATGATGCCCGCCGCGTGGTGCGGCGGGACACATGAAGGCTAGAAGGCGCTAGTAAAGCCGCCGCGGGCTAGACGCTGCCGGGCCGCGATGCGCGCGTCCTGCTCGGCCTTGCGCGCAAGGTAGGCTTCGTGTTGCGCGCGCAAAGCCGCGTGGTTCGCGGTCGGGTTGGCCAAGCATCCGGGATTGTCGCAAGCGTCGGCGAGGCGCGAGGGATAGGTGCAATCGGTGCAGACGAAAACATCGGGCATGTCACTTGCTCCAGACGTTGGCATAATATTCCCCGGCCTTGGCAAGCGGCTGGTAGGTCACGCTGCCAAAAGTGCGCTGCGCCAGAGCTTGCGCGGCGCGCGTGGCGGCGTCCAGGTCGGCGAGGTCTTCACGGCGCCATACTTGGCGGGTGGTCTCGTTGAGCATTGACGCGCCAAAGCCGCCGGCGGGGAGGGGGTAGGCTATGATTGAGGCGAGGAGTGTCATGGGGTTTTGATCTTTTCCGCCACCATCGCGAGAGTCGGCGCGTTCTCATAATCGCAAAGGCGGCATTTGCTGGTCGTGCCGTTCGCAACAGCAATCCAGCGCCCTTCAAGCTGGCGGATGCGCCACACTAAACCGCGGCCGTAGCCGGTATAATGTCCGGGCGGCGTAGTTGGCAATTTGTCAACGTTGTCTGGAAGTCTCATGTCCTGTCTCCGTACCGGCGGGATTGCCGGATGACCATGGGTGTAGCGTGGATGACGGACACGTGGCAAGAAAAATCGATGCAGGGCGGGGGAATTCTCACGGGATTGTGATGGTGAGGAGGAAAATGAGGGTTTGCCTATGGTTGTTCACTAAAGTTTGCGCCGGGACATCAAAAATGGGTTAGTGAGGTTAGTGGGGATTAGTGGAGAGTTAGTGAGGTGCCTAAATTTGAGACGGGCCACGTAAAATTAGGAGGGCGTCAAAAAAAGACACCTAATTTTGTTCCGCCTGTTCTCAAAACGCATACGCGCGCCGCAAAAATTGAGAAGAAAAATCAAGAGCTTGCGGCTGGCTTGGAGGCGATTAAGGAAATTGCTGTCAAAGCTCGCATCCCTGTCAGTCCCGATGGCAATGTCGAGCAACTGGCCAAGCATTATGCGCCTATCGCGCTCGCATCGCTCGCATGGGTGGCCACCCATTCGCCAAGCCATCCGGCGCGGGTGAGCGCATCTGTCGCGCTGCTAGACCGTGGCTATGGTCGGCCGAATCAGGCCGTGCAGATTACCGGGGCGTTGGCCGTGCGTCAGCTTTCAGATGATGAGCTAACCGGGATGGCCATGCGGATGGCGGGCGCGAAATTTCCGGTCGTGCAAGGGGAGATAAGCGATGCAGATGCCGGGCTTGCCGGAGGGCTGGATGACGTGGCCACGGGAGGAGCGGGAGAAGTGGGTCCTGGTCCTGGCGGAGATGGAACGGCGGGCGAAAACGCGAGCAATTTCCCGGATGTATCCTGACGCCGGCCCGCTCCGGCGTGATCTCTACCCTCGCCATCTGGAATTCTTTGCGGCGGGCGCGGTGCATCGTGAGCGGGCATTTATTGCGGCGAATCGCGTCGGTAAAACCTGGGGCGCGGGCGGCTATGAGACGGCTCTGCACCTGACCGGGGACTATCCGGCGTGGTGGGTCGGCAAGCGATTTGCCGAGCCGGTGCGGTGGTGGGCGGCGGGTAAAACCAATGAAACCACCCGCGATATTGTGCAATCCACCCTCCTGGGCGCTGTCACAAGCGAGGAGGGCCGCAAGGTGTGCAATGGCACGGGACTGATCCCCGGCGATTTGCTCGGGGCATTTTCCTGGAAGGCCGGCGTTACTGACCTAGTGGATACCGTCCAGGTGCGGCACAAGAGCGGCGGCTGGTCCACACTCGGGCTGAAAGCCTATGCGCAGGGCCGGGGCGCGTTTGAGGGCGCGGCGCAGCATGGGATATGGCTGGATGAAGAGCCTACCATGGAGGTCTATATCGAGTGCCTAACCAGAACCATGACCACGGATGGTTGCGTTTTGTGTACCTTCACGCCACTGGAAGGCATGAGCGACGTGATTCTCGCCTTCCTTCACCCGGAGCTTGCCACTAACACAGAAACCGGGAATGTTAGCTAACATCTACTTTATGCGTCATAATGTTGACGTCGCGCCACCATAACCTATTGATATTGCTACGGCCAAGCCAGGCGGCTTGTTAGTTGGCCAGCAACGGCCTAAATGTTCGCGCATCGCGTGCATTTTACTGTGATTTTACAAGCATTTTCGCGCAATTCGCCATGGTGACCATCCGTCACGACTAACGCGATTTGCCATGGTCCAGCCCGCCGCGCGACCATCCGCGCGCGCCCAGGCCACGCCGCGCGCGCGGGAATTTTCCCCAGGTCCGCGGCCCTGCCAGGCGAGTTCGGGGGACCCCCCGCGCCGGCGCCGCCCCCCTCTATCCACAATTCTCCCTGTCCCGCTCACGGCAACTCGCCCAAAAAAACCGCCGCGGCCCCGCCAAACAATTAAATTTTTGCAACCCTCCTTTAACCCCCTTCGGCCACCTCAACCCCCGAGTTGGGGGGCCACCCCCGGCCCCTTCTCCCACTGAAACCCCCAAAAAATCGGCGCGCCCGCAGACATTTCGTTACGCAACAAACATGACATAGGCTTTGTGTGGTGAGGGCGGTGGTAGTTGTGCTACCGTTGTGTGAGTGTAGGTTGCGGGGTTTTGGGTGTCCCGGATAGCGATACATTGCGACTGGAGTTCGGTCCCGCATCTCTCTGAGGCGGCGAAGGCTGACCTCATGGCGTCTTTCCCGCCATACCAGCGAGACGCGCGGAGCAAGGGCATTCCGCAGTTGGGTGCCGGCGCGATTTATCCGGTCCCCGAGTCCGACATTTTCATTGATCCGATCCCGCTCAAGCCGTGGTGGCGGCGGGCGTATGGGTTGGATGTGGGGTGGAACAAGACGGCGGCGGTTTGGTTGGCTTATGACAGTGATGCGGACGTGGCGTATATTACGCATGAGTATGAGCGGTCGATGGCTGAGCCGTCTGTTCATGCGGGTGCGATCCGGCTGCGTGGGAAGTGGATACCTGGGGTGATTGATCCGGCGAGCCGCGGGCGGGCGCCGAAAGATGGGGAGCAGTTGCTCGGTCTTTATCAGAATCTCGGGCTGCATCTCTCCCTGGCGAACAATGCGGTGGAGGCTGGGCTGTTCACGGTGTTTCAGCGGATGACGAGCGGGCGTCTCAAAATCTTCAACAACTGCATTGGGGTTCAGCGTGAGTTTCGGATTTACCGGCGGGATGAGCGTGGGCATGTGGTGAAGTCGAACGACCATCTGATGGACGCATGTTTCGCGGCGGGGACGAAGGTTGAGACGGATCGGGGGGCGATTGCGATTGAGGAGTTGGTTGGCACCACCGGAAACGTTCGCAGCTTTGGCGGGGCGTATGTGCCTTATGAGTGGTGTGGTTTGACGCGGCGAGCGGAGCCGGTTGTGAGGGTGAGTTTTGATCGCGGGCGTGAGATTGTTTGCACGCCGGATCATTTATTTTGGACGGATAAGGGGTGGTGCGAGGCGCGTCATTTGGGTTGGAATCCCTCGGTTGCTGAATTTAGCTGGTGTTCGATGCGTATGGCTCAAGTTTTGGGTATTGAGGCGTTGCCTGAGCCGCGCGACGTGTATTGTTTGTCGGTTCCGGGGGTTGAGGCGTTTTGCGTGGAGGGTGGGTTGGTGGTGCATAACTGCCGGTATGTGGTGATGAGTGGCATTGCGGCGGCTCGGATGGCGCCGGATGCGGGGGATCAGTTTCGGCGGAGTTTCCGTCCGGCGAACAGTAATTTGGCGCGGTCGGATTACAACCCGTTTGAGGAGGTGACGTGATGGGTGTTTTCAATCCTGATCCGATGGCGAAGGGGAGTATGTTCAAGACGCTGTTCCCGAGTCCGCCCAAGCCGTTGCCGCCGCCGGGTT